CTGACCGCCTACACGGACGCCACCAATGCCGACGTGCCCTATGAAAGCCCGTCCAATAAGGACCTGCGGATCACCGCCACGGTGCTGGCGGACGGCACCGAGGTGGTCCTGGACCAGCAGCAGGCCAACGATATGCTGAACGCCAACGGGATCACCACCGCCATCAATATGAACGGTTTCAAGTCCTGGGGGAACAAGACGGCGGCCTATCCCTCCACCACGGATCCAAAGGATATGTGGTTTTCTGTCCGGCGTTTCTTTGACTGGGACGGAAACAATTTTATCCGCACATATTTCCAGAAAGTGGACAAGCCGGGCAATAAGCGGCTGATCCGGTCCATCGTGGACAGCCAGAACATTGTGGGCAACGGATATGTGGCCCGCGACTACTGCGCCGGCTACCGGGTGGAGTTCCTGGAGAGTGAGAACCCGGCCACCAACCTGATCAACGGCCACCTGACCGTCCACACGTTCATGGCCCCCTATATTCCGGCGGAGTACATCGAGAATATCCGGGAGTATGACGTGGACGCCCTGACGGCGGCCTTGACCGCGTAAACGGGAGGTAAATATGAAAACTATTCCGACCAAGATCAATAAATACAACGTCTACAACGCGGGAAACCGCCTGCTGGGCATGGGGGATGAAGTCACCCTGCCCAGTTTTGAGGCGTCCAGCGAAACGGTAAGCGGTGCGGGCGTCCTGGGTGAGTTCGACGATCCCACCGTTGGCTATTTCTCCAACATGGAACTGGAAATCCCGTTCCGGGTGCTGGATGAGGAGGCCGTGGATATGCTGGACCAGACCAAGGCGGTCCAGCTGGAACTGCGGGGCGCCCAGCAGACCACGGATTCCAACGGGGACATTGAGTTCCGCCCCATGCGCGTGGTGGTCCGTGGCCGCATGGCCGGTTTTGAACCCGGAAAGGCAAAGGCCGGAAACGGCATGGAAACCAGCGTGAAATTGACGGTCCTCTATATCCTGATCGAACTGGAGGACAAGCCCATGGTGGAACTGGACAAGATCAACGAGGTTTTCAAGATCCGGGGCGTGGACGTTCTGGCCAAGATCAAGGAAATGTGCTGATCCGCCAGCGGCGGAAAACTGAAAGGAGTTTTTCACGATGGAAAAGAACAAACTGGACGCCGCCGAGCGGGCGGAACTGGAGGCCGTGCAGGCCGCCCAGGCAGAGATCGGGACCGAGGACGGAGAGAACGCCGAGCCGGAGGGCCTGATCCTGCGGTTTGGCAAGCCGTACAAGTTCGGCGGCATGGAATACACCGAGGTGGACCTGTCGGGCCTGGAGGACGTAACGGCGGGAGTGCTGGAGAGCGTGGGCAAGATCGTGAGTAAGAAAGCCCCCGGCATGAACCCGGCCCTGCTGGAAATGTCCCTGCAGTTTTGCAACTACCTGGCCCAGCGTGTGGCCAAGCTGCCCCTGGAGTTCTTCACCGGCCTGCCGGCAAAAGAGGCCATCAAGCTGAAAACCATGGTAACGGGTTTTTTGTACGGCGGGGATGGGGAGGACTAAACCCGGAGACAGTCCGAAAAGGTTGTGCCGCCCTGGCCCTGCAATTCCATAGCAGCCCGGAGTTTTTCCTGTCCATGCAAGTGGACGACGTGAACGAGTACGCGGAAATGGCAAAAGCCGTATGGGAGGAGGCGAAACGCCGCCATGGCAAAAAGTAGTGTTTATGAACTGGCCATCAAGATCAACGGCAAATTGGACAGTTCCCTAAAAAAAGCCTGTGCGGCGGCAGCGCAAAACCTGGAAACGGTGGGAAACGCAGCGAAAACCGCCGGAAAGGTGGTGGCGGGTGCGTCCGCCGCTATTGTGGGAGCAACTGCGGCCATGGGAACCGCCGCCGTAAATGCGGCGGCGGAATACCAGACCCAGCTTGCCAATATCTCCACCCTGCTGACAGGAACCGAGGCAGAGGTGGCCGCACGAACGGCGGAGATCGGGGACCAAATTCTGAAAGTTTCCGACAAGACCGGAGTGGCCACCGAAAACCTGACGGATGGAATGTATCAGGTCATTTCCGCATTTGGAGACAGCGCGGACGCGGCCAGTATTCTGGAAACCGCCGCAAAATCGGCGGCAGCCGGCAACGCAACCACGGCGGACAGTATTAACCTGCTGTCCGCCGTGACAAAGGGCTATGGTGATACATCGGCGGCAGCCGTCCAAAAGGCGGCGGACCTGTCTTTTGCCACCGTGCGGCTGGGGCAAACCTCTTTCCCGGAACTGGCCGCAAGTGTTATGCAAGTAACAAATGCCTCAAATACATTAGGTGTAAAGCAGGAAGAACTGTTTGGAGTATTCGCAACTGCGACAGGAGTTACAGGAAAAACAAGCGAGGTAGCAACACAGCTAAAGGCCGTATATTCCAATTTATTAAAACCAACCACGGCCATGCAAAAAGCACTTGAACAGTTAGGGTACACAAGCGGGCAAGCCGCAATTGCAGATTTGGGATTCCAAGGAACACTTGACGCATTAGCAAATTCAGTAAACAAAGATTCCAGTGCAATGGCAGCAATGTTTTCAAGCACCGAGGCATTAAACCTTGCGCTGGGACTAACTGGGGATTTATCGGAACAACTGGCCAGCAAAACAGCGGAAATGTATGAGGCCGCCGGGGCGGCAGATACGGCTTTTCTGAGACAGACAAACACCTTGAAATATACGATCCAAACAGTCAAAAACCTGGGCCAAAATTTTCTGACACAGATCGGGACCAACATACTGCCGTATGTCAACAATCTGGCGGAGACCGCCCTGCCAAAAGTGCAAAACGCACTGGAGGCCGCCGGGGACTATGTAGAAAGCACAATCATACCAACAGCGGAAAAGGCCGTGAAATGGATCGGTGAGAATAAAACGGCAATACTGGCCGTTGCAAGTGCGGCAATAACGGCTGTGGGGGCCTTTAAGGCGCTGCAGGTGGCCACCGCCGCTGTGGGAGCGGTGAAAAACCTGTCCACCATATTCAAAGCGGCGTCCGGCGGAGGGAAAATACTAAATGCGGTATTGGGCATAGGCGGCGTAAAGCTGGCCATAATTGCCGGAGTGATCGCGGCGGTGGCGGCGGGTTTCGTCCTGCTGTGGAACAAAAGCGAGAAATTCCGGGAAACCGTCATGGTCCTGTGGGGCCAGCTGCAAACCCTGGGCGGATCAATAGCGGAACTGGCCAGGAGCGTGTGGGCGTTTGCGGGGCCGCTGCTGGAAAAACTGGGCACCGCGCTTTTAAGCGGTTTGGAGCGGGCGGTGGAACTGCTGGCCCCTGTGGTAAAAAATATCATGGGGATTTTCACCGGGATCACAGATTTTATAGGCGGCGTGTTTTCTGGTGACTGGGATAAAGCGTGGCAGGGCATAAAGTCCATCGTCTGGAATGTGATCGCCGGACTGGGAAACACGGTGGCAGCAGGACTGAAAGCCATAATCGAAATTGTACCGGCGATTTTGTCCGGCGTTTTGGAAATCGGATCTGCTATCTGGAGCCGTCTGGATAGTCTGGCGGCAAAAGGGATCGCCGCTATTTCCAACCGTTTCCCGGTGCTGGGAGCGGTCCTGGGGTCCCTGTGGTCCACCGTTCAAAAAGTGTGGTCCAATATCCAGGTGATCCTCCAGAACGCGATCCAGTTTGTTCAGAATGTATTTTCCGGCAACTGGTCCGCCGCCTGGCAGAATGTAGCCAACATCTTCGGCGCAATTTTCAGCACCGTGGTGGCCAAGGCGCTGGCGCCCATGAATATGCTGGCCAGCGGAGTGCAGGCCGCCATCAATTCCGTGGCCGCGTTCCTGTCTGAAAAATTCCCGTTCCTGGGCGCCCTCTTTTCCGGCTGGGCCGCCAGTATTTCCGCCGCCATTGAGAACATAAAGGCAATTTTCAGCGGAATTATTGATTTTGTCCAGAATGTATTTTCCGGCAACTGGTCCGCCGCGTGGCAGAACATTGTGGATATTTTCGGAAACCTGTTCGGCATGATCGTCAATCTGGCAAAAGCCCCCATTAACGGGGTCATTTCTGCCATCAATTTTGTGCTGGAGAAGATCAACGGCATATCTGTCACGATCCCGGACTGGGTGCCGGGCGTGGGTGGGACAACCCTGGGCTTTAATATTCCGACTATTCCGCAGCTGGCCACCGGCGGCATTGTGACCGCCCCCACCATCCTGGAGGCGGGCGAGGGCGGAGAGGCGGAGGCAATCCTGCCGCTGTCCAAACTGGCCGCCATGCTCCAGAGCGTGGCCAATGCGCCGGAGATCCCGGACCTGGGGAACCGGGAGGACGGACCGGAGGAGGCACCCCTGGCCCAGCTGGCCAAAATGCTGGACGACTGGACCAAGAACAACAAACCGGACCCGCATGGGCCGGGACAGGGCGGCGGCGGTGCATGGGATCCCCCGACACCGCAGCGCCCCGGAGCAAACGACACCCCGCCACCAGTAGGCGGGCAGAACCCGCCGGGCGGCGGAGGCGTGGACACGATCACCTTTGCCCCCGTGTTCAACTTCTACGGCCCCACCACACCGGAACAGGCCAAAGAGGCGGGGCAAATCAGTTTTGCGGAGTTCAAACGCCTGTATAACCAAATGAAAGCGGAGGAGCGCCGCAAGAATTTGAGCGCGGCCACACGGTAAAGGAGGAGCGGACCATGGCAGGCACATACACCACCCGGCAGGGGGACGCCTGGGACGCTATCGCCCACCGGGTATATGGCAGCGTGAAATTCACCGGCTGGCTGATGGAGAACAACCACCCACACCTGGACACGTTCCGGTTTCCGGCGGGGGTGGTCCTCCAGACGCCGGATCCGCCGGCGGACACTACGGCGGATAATCTGCCCATATGGAGGACCGAGGCATGAGGACACGGCGGGCCTATGTGGATCTGATCTGGAACGGTGCAGCCGTGGCCGGGAAAATGAGCGGCTACCAAAAAGACGTAACCTATACGGACCCGGCCAGTGGAGAGGCGGACAGCCTGGACGTTTCGATCCATGACCGGGGCGGACAGTGGATCGGCCCGTGGTTTCCCGAAACCGGGGACAAGCTGGCGGCCACCATCAAAGCCATGGACTGGGAGCGGGAGGGGGACACCCGGATCCTGCCCTGCGGGTCCTTTGTGCTGGACAACTTCAATTTTTCCGGCTGGCCCATAGCGGGCACCATTTCCGGCGTGTCCGTCCCAGCGGACAGTTCTTTCCGGGAAACCGAGCGGAGCAAAACCTGGGAAAATGTCACCGTGGAGGAGATCGGAAAGGAGATCGCGGGCCGGGCGGGCGTGTCCCTGTCCTATGACGTGGAGGGCGGCCCCATTCAGATCAAGACCATAGAGCAATCCGAGCGGACAGACTGCGATTTTTACATGGAACTGTGCAGCACCTACGGCCTGGCCATGAAAGTCTATTCTAAAAAAATCGTGGTTTTTGACCGGGAGGCATACAAGGCCAAAGGGCCGGCGGCCACCATCACCCCGGACATGATCCAGTCCTGGAACTGGGACCGGAAACTGGCCGGCACCTACACCGGCGGGGAGTACACATACACGGACCCCGGCACCGAGGAGGAAATAAAGGTCAACGTGGGAGAGGGTCCCCGGATCCTGAAAGTTTCCGGCAAGGCGGACAACAAAGCCGACGCGGAGCGCAAGATCAAGGCGGCGGTGGCCAACGCCAACCATGGCGCCAGCAAAATGTCCGTGACCATCATGGGCACTGCCTCCCTGGTGGCCTCCCAATGCGTGGCCATGGTGGGCCTGGGGAAACTGTCCGGGAAATATTACATTGACCAGATCACCCACCACATCGGCGGCAGCGGCTACACCATGGACCTGGACCTGTCCCTGGTGGAATGAGGAGAGGAGGCGCACATGGGAAACGAGATCCGGCTGGGCAAGGTTTCAGCCGTGGACCACCCCGCCGGCATGGTGCGGGTGGTGTACCACGAAAAAGACGACGACGTGACCCGCATGATCCCCATTCTGTCCACGGTTTTTTCCGGGGTTTACAGTATGCCGGAGGTGGGGGATCAGGTTTTGGTCCTCCATCTGTCCAATGGCAGCGAGGCCGGGGTGGTCCTGGGCCGCCCCTGGAGCGGGAAAACAAAACCGCCGGAGGGGGCGGAAAAGCTGTACCGCCTGGACATGGACCGCGCCCCAGGCGTGGCCATGGTCCGCTATGACGGCAAGGCCAAGGACCTGACGATCCACTGTGACGGGACCCTGAACATTACGGCGGGCGGCGCCATCACCATCAACGGGAAAACCATTGACCTGAACTAAAGGAGAGGAGGCGGAGGCCATGCCGGCGGCAACGCGAAAAGGGGACCAATGCACCGGACACGACGCCTGCCCCCCTGTCCCCCTGGTGGAGTATAGCCCGGACGTGAACGTAAACAAACGGGGCGCCGGGCGGGTGGGGGATCACTATTCCACCCACGGCTGTGTCGCCCACCCCGGCCACCAGGACGTGATCGCCGCCGGGAGTGCCACGGTATTTATAAACGGAAAACCAGCCGCCAGGACCGGGGACGCCGTTTCCATCGGCGGGACGGTCAAGGACGGCAGCGACAATGTGAGGATAGGGGGGTAAGCTGTGGCCATTGGATCGCTGGGCGGGATCGTCTTTCAGGTGAGCGACAGCGCCGT